TATGAGTTTGCCGGATTGCCTCATTCGCTCGGCTACTACCTAACGCATCTGCCAAAGATTGACGAGATTATCGCCAAGGCTGAGCAAAAGTGACTTACCGCATCCCCTGCCCTCACTGTGGAATAGGTAATGAGCCTAAGAGGGTTAGGTGTAAGTGGTGTGATGAGTGGCTGGTTATAGGAGATGAGAGATGAGTGAATTTGATGATGGCGGTCCAGCTTTTCCAAGGGCAGAGCTTGAATACAAGTATTTCGGTGACTCTGAACAAGTCCTACGTTCCGCCCAAAGCGGGATGACGCTAAGGGACTATTTTGCAGCTAAGGCTATGCAGGCTGTGATTGTGGAAGTTCATAAGGATGTCGCTAGCTTTGGAAGCGTTCAAGGGATGTCAGCTATTGCTGATGTTGCTTACGGGATCGCTGATGCCATGTTGGAGGCTAGAGACAAATGAAAGAACGCAACCCTGAGCCTATGGTTTTTAAGTGGGTAGCAATTCTATTTGGGTTAGGAGTGTGGATGTGGTTTCAACACCCTTGGATTGTTCATTAGGTTTCTCGGTAAATAGGTTCATTGCAGAAAGGACATGGATATGAGTGCAGATATGAAGAGTGGCCTTGAATGCTGCCCATATTGCGGCGGAGAAGAGTTTTACAGGAAGGGTTACATGTCAGGTCGTTACGAGTACCACTATAGATTCGATGGCTCACCTGCAGATAACTCACATCTTCATGACAGCCTCGACTATAGGGAAAACAAAACTCGCTTCTGCAGTAATTGCGACAAGAGACTGCCAAATGTTCTGCAACCCAGCGTCAACGAAGAGTAACCGAATAAACAAGAATCAGGAGGTTTTAGATGAAACGAGCAATCCTCAAGTTTTACGCTAATGCTAATCCTACAAGAGCTTTAGCAAGATTAAGAATTAGTAAGTCTATGCGTAGAGATGCAGAAAGAGAGATTAGGAATAACTGGATGTATGAAGGATCAAGGACTGATTTTTTACATTCGGTAGCTCGGTAAATAGGCAAGGTGCAGAAAGGATAAATCGTGACTGACAAAACACATTACAGAAAAGCGTTCGATTCGCCCTACTTGAGCAGCGCAGACATTGTAGAGCCTACCGTATTCACCATCCGCGAGGTACGGCTTGAACCTGACCAGACCAAGAAAACGAAGGATCTGTTCAATACGGCCTACTTTCAGGAGAAAGAGATTCGCCCTGGAGAAAAGCTGAAGCCGATGATTCTGAATGCCACCAACAGCAAGACCATGAAGGCGCTCACCAACTCCCCATTCATTGATGACTGGAAGGGCGTGAGAGTCACGATCTACGTTGACCATAACGTGAGGTTCGGCAAAGAAACATTAGAGGGTTTACGCATCAGCCCACACGCACCTGAGCGCAAGCAACTCACGCCAAAGAATGAGAAGCAATGGGAGTTGGCAAAGGCCGCATTCAAGCGTGATGGCAACCTCGTTTCAGTTCTTTCGCGGGTTGATATGTCGCCAGAGCATCAGAAACAGCTCATGGCTGAATGCGCCAAGCAAGAGGAAGTCACTGAATGATTTTTCATGACGTAGAGCAGAACACCGAGGAATGGCACAACTTGCGCATTGGCAAGGCCACAGCGTCTAACTTTGCCTGCTTCATGGCGAACGATGGCAAGGCTTTCGGTGATCCCGCAAAACGCTATGCCCTGCAAATCGCTCTGGAGCGGCTCACAGGGAAGAAGGCTGAATACAGCTTTTCGAATGAACACATGGAGCGAGGCCACGAACAGGAGCCGGTCGCTCGGATGATGTACGAAGAGGAAAGGTATTGCGACGTTGCTAATGGCGGTTTCTTCTGCTGCGGTGAATATGGAGATTCACCAGATGGCAGGGTGGGCAGTGATGGCCTTGTAGAGATTAAGTCGGTCATTGCTCCCACCCACTACGCCACCATGCAACGTAAGAGTTACGACCCCTCTTACAAGTGGCAGCTAGTAGGCCACCTGGATTGCACAGGCCGCGATTGGGTGGACTTTATCAGTTATTGCTCTGACTTCCCCTTTGAAAATCAATTGCTGGTTTACAGGGTAGATAGAGACAGCTTCAAGGAAGAACTGAAACGCCTGCAAGAACGCAGGGAGCAGTTTCTGGAACTCGTAGAACAAACATTCAACAACCTTAAAGGATAAATAATGGCTTCGGTAAATCGTGTAATTCTCGTTGGTAATTTGGGCCGCGATCCAGAAATGAAATATATGCCTTCTGGCGACGCAGTGACGAACTTCTCTATTGCCACCACCGACACCTGGAAAGACAAGCAAGGCCAGAAGCAGGAACGCACAGAGTGGCACCGTATCAGCATGTTTGGAAAGCTTGCAGAGATTGCGGGTGAGTATCTGAAGAAGGGTTCCGCAGTGTACGTTGAGGGCCGCTTACAGACTCACAAGTGGATGGACAAGGATACCGAGGAAGAGAAGCAGCGCACGGAGATTATCGCTGATCGTATGCAGATGCTAGGCGGCAGGGCTTCGAATGATGATTCCACCGAATCTTCCAGTCCGCAACCCAGCCGTTCAACCGAGAAACCGAATGAACAAAAGGCTTCTGCTGGTTCTTTCGATGACTTCGAAGACGACATCCCATTCTAGGCTCTTACCATGACCAAACCTGACATGACGGAAATACTCGCTGATGCTAGAGCTGCTGGCTTTGCTATCCATGAATGTCATGGGGCAAATCTCATCTTCCCGCAGCCTCTGGGGAATGGATACGTCAACCAAGAGCTAATCAAATTCGCCCAACTCCAGCGCCAGCGTGAACGTACAGGTGAGGCTGTGCCGGAAGAATGGGATTGCTGTGGCAACTTTGTTGTCGGGGCTGAATACATGGGACAGTGCGAAATGATTTGTTGCGGCAATCCAGAACCTGCTGGTGTCCCACCCTCACCCCCAAGCAGCAGGGAATTGCTGGAGAAGGCACTAGATAACCTAGAGTCAGCAGCTGACTTCTGGAAGCAAGTCAAGGCTTCAGATGAGGACACGTCATCAAACGGGGCATTCAAAGATGCTTGGACATGGCTGCAAGAGGCAGCGCTAGGAGTGGTTGAAGCACGTGCCCTTCTCCCCCAAGAGCCAAAGGAGGAAGGGAAGTCATGATGAATAAGCAAGATTCGAAAGAAGCAACATCATTAGTTCTTGCGTTGATGACTCCTGAACAAAGGGAGGAACACATAGCACTTGAAAAGAGGTTTGCTGAATTCTTCAACAGCCTTCCAAAGCGTGAATCCGCCGCCCCTCAAGGAGAACAATCATGAGCGAGAAGAATGAATTACTAAGCATCATCCATGACGAGAGCTTGGCCCCAAGAGACAGGTTGCAGCGGATAGCTGTTAGGGTGGAAGCCGCCGCCCCCGAGCAGGAAGTGGAGCCGGTGTATGTGCTGAAGGACAAGCTGAGAATCTTGAAGATGTGCGGATCATTGCATGTCGTGCTTCACACTTGCATTGGGCAACTGATTAAGCCTGCAAGTGAGTATGCGGCGCTCTACCTATCCCCACCCACCGCCGAACAAGCAGCCGCTGATATGAAGCGGAGGTGTATTGAAGTACTGCAAACTAAGGGGTATTTAACTGAGGGCCTAATAAAGTATATCGAAGCCCTCCCCACATCCGACACAGCAATGGAAGAGATGAGGAGAGATGCAGAGCGGTGGCAATACTGGCTGAAGAATCACGGCTGGTCAGGATACTTTGATGATGGCGCAAGTAATTATGATGACGCCAAGAATGTAACTAAAGCCATAGATGCCGCCATTGCTGCTGAGAAGTATCAAACCGAACCCAAGTGATACAGGGTCTGGGATTTGATGAGCAAAAACAGGTTTTGAACATTAGATTGCTCGGTTAACAAGCCGGGTTGCAGAAAGGACATAACGTGGAATGGATTAGTGTAGAGGTAGCCGAGCCAGAATTGGATGTTGATGTTATCGCCATGGATCAGGATGGGGACGTATATAAACTTCATCTAGAAGATTTTGATGGGCGCTCCTATTGGTTTGACAGAAGCGGCTATCAGTACGCATTTGTGGATTACTGGATTCCTATTCCACCAAAGTCTAGTGTTCTGCAACCCACCCCAAACGTAGCAGATACCAAATGATACGAAAGGAATTGTCATGGAAAGAGATTGGGACGATATACGCAAGGAACTAGAAAGCAGACTGCTCAAGGATGCTATCAACCTTCAGCAGTTCATGGGTACAGCAGCTATCAAGATGAACATGGGGGCAAACATGCTAATTCTGATTGGCAAGCCTGAAGACATTAAGAAACTTCTGGAGGAATGATGGATAGAGAAGAGATATTGAAGCTGGCCCGCAAAACCGGAATCAGGTTCCACATTACCGGCTCACCTTCTGTTGAGATAACGACATGGAACGGATTGGAAGATGAGCTTTTGACCTTCGCCAATGCCGTAGCCGCGCAGGAGCGGAAAGAATGCGCGAAGATTTGCGATGAACTCAGCGAGGGCCACAGCCCAACATGGCACGCTGAGGAATGTGCAAGCGCCATCCGTTCACGAGGGAATAAGTAAGACATGGAAGTAAGAACGCTCAATCTGGAAGAGGCGGCCAAGTTCTGCAAATGCTCAGAGGATACCGTTCGAATCAAGGCCGAGGCCGGGGAGATACCGGGGGCCAAGATAGGCAGGGCTTGGGTATTTCTCGATATTGATCTAGTAGAACACATAAGAAGCAGATACGCGGCTAAGAGGGACAAGCTATGGCAATCAAGAAAAGAGGTGCGTACTGGGCACTCGACATTAGCGTCCCAGGTAGACCCAGAGTTAGAGAATCTACTGGGATAAGGATCGACCGCCAGGACAGCCGCAAACTCGCGCAGGAATACCACGACAAGATAAAGGCCGAACTCTACGACAAGGTAGAGGCTGGCAAGACCTTAGGCGACGCAATCAAGCTGTGGCTTAAGGTAAAGGATAGAAGCCCCAAAGAGCTGAACATGGTGAAAGTGTTCCTGAAGCTCTACCCTAACCGCCCACTTTCAAAGGTAAACGGGCTGGACATATACGACGCGCTGATGGTGAAGTCAGCCAGCAACGCCAACAGGATTGCCAACATCATTCGAGCATGCCTCAACATGGCTACAGAGCGTAAATGGTGTGGGGAGATCCAGATACCCAAAAGAGACACCACGGAACCACCTACCCGCTTCCTTACAAAGGCCCAATGGGAACGGCTGGAGAAAGAGCTGGCCCCGCACGTTCTGGTCATGGTCAAGTTCGCGCTCGATACCGGCTTAAGGTTATCCAACGTCACCAAGCTGCAATGGACGAACATCAACCTTGAGAAAAAGATTGCATGGGTTGAAGCCAGAGATGCAAAGGGGAAAAGGATTATCTCTGTACCACTGTCGGAACGCGCCATATCTGTTCTGAAGGGCCAAATCGGCAAGCATGGCTCCTATGTATTCGTTTACAACAATCGCCCCATTACGAGCGCCAAAACGAGCTTCAAGAAGTCATTGGTAAGGGCTGGGATCAATGTGGTAACGAAAGTGCGCCTGAGGGGCAAGAACAAGGGAATGGAATACAAGACATCAGAATTCAGATGGCACGATTTACGTCACACATGGGCAAGCTGGCATGTGCTGAATGAAACGCCCCTGAAGGTTCTGAAGGAATTAGGCGGCTGGGCCTCTATGGAAATGGTGGAGCGATACGCCCACCTGGACCCAGAACATGTGAGAAGTTACGCAGACAATAGCGGTGTCAAATGAGTGTGACGAAAAATGTGACATGGAGTACCAATAATGTGCCGTATTGTGACGGTTTTATCCAGAATTGGTTAGTGTGTACTATCGCTGCAAGCTAGATATATGGTGCCCCCGACACGAATCGAACGTGTGACCCTCCCCTTAGGAGGGGGCTAAACTGCCGCGTCGTTATTGGGCCGGAGATAGTATTGTGACGGAAAAATTGACATGAGAATAGGTTATCCACAGGAGAGATTATGCAACACTCAATACATGCTGCAATGAAAGACATACAAGATTACTTTACATCACATAATGATGTTCCGGTGACAAGGGCTACAATCAGACTAGAAGAGTGGCAATTCTTACGCGCACAAATAGATGCGCTTATGATTGAGTATTGCGATCATGAGATGACGCCGGAACAGATTGACGATTGGGAGGAAAGGCAGATACCTGTCTAACCGAACCCAAGCCTATTAGTACAGAAGCCAAATGAACAAAACATGGCTCTTGATCTTCGCCCTACTCATCCCCTTGGCCTCGGAAGCTGGAGAGCGTAGCAGTAGAGCAAGAGCAGACTTCATCCGCCTTAATCCATGCCCAGCTACTGGAAGCAATAAGCCGCACTATGCCTGCAAAGGATGGGTAGTTGATCACGTAATAGCTTTGGCGTGTGGCGGCTTAGACCATCACTCCAACATGCAATGGCAAACCGTAGCGGATGCAAAGGCAAAGGATAAGTGGGAACGTAAGGGTTGTCCGACTAGGCGCTAGGCTTAACCTTATAAAACTGCCACCCAAACGCCCTAACACCTTTATACATCATCCAGCGCTTGAACCAGCCTACGTTACAAGCCTCTAGCGCTGCGTATAACACTGCATCCGCCCATTCACGTGTAACCTCTATTGGCTCGCGGGAATGAATGCCGAGCACCTTAATCTCAGGCCATGGGCTATAGAGCGCATCGTGCAGAACTCCAGCCTTCTCCCCTATCCCGCCGAATAGCATATAAGCGAACGGAAGCCTTGGCACGCTTGCCAAGTCAGTTACGAAACCACGCGGCACAATAACCTCAACCACGCTTCCATCGTCATTCACGATAGCCACATAGAAAGGCGCGATTGTCTCCCACACGTTATCCTGGAGCTTGCGAAGGTCTAGCGGATTGAGAAACTCGACTCTCACACTTGGCAACCTTCAGCGATCACCATAGCCTCATTACCCCATCGCTCGTATTTAACGTGTGAACAGTCGGCGGAAGGCATGTATTGCACCAAGGAACAGCCGGAAAGCAGCAAACTTAGCAGGAAGATACGCATAATTAGCTCCTAATGCCTCCAGAGCCTATTTCTAGGGCCTGTGGCGCGTTTTAATGTGTGGGGAATATCAATAGATGAGTTAGGTCTAGAAACGCGGCCTAACGCTTGCCTCTAAAGGCGGTTTCTTGGCAGGAAATGCTTGCAATGCGCGGTCGTATTCTTTCAGTAGATTTTCGAGTTTGTGTTCGTGTTGGCCATAGCCAGCACCGGGCAAACTTGCCCAAATGTTCTTGCACCGATCAATCGCGGTCTTTATGTCGCCATCAAGGATGCACTGAAACGCCTTCTGCTCTTTTATCTGCTGAATGGCTATGAGGTCTTGCGCGAGAGGCTCGAAGTTTTTAAGGCCGAGCTTCTTCTTGTAGTAGTCGTAATAGCGGGAAAGGAGCTGATACCTTCCGGCGGCAGTGGATTTAATCTTGAGCTTGGGAAGTGATACCAGCTTGCGCGGATGGTCTGCGTAGTCGTCAAAGAACTCTGGCGTTCCCTTGTCATCAAACAGCGCCCCGCCAACGATGACGTTGTAGCCATTCTGATTGCCAAAACGGATAGTGCCCTCGCTATAGGCCAGCATATCGAGGAAAGCGCTTACGTTCTTGTTAAGGTCGTAAACGCTCATTCAGCATCCAAATCTTGAATGTTCCGGATTGCCTTCACTATCTCCGCCATTTCTGGGTCAGGTTCGCCAGGGCATTCTGGGCAGTAGTCGTCATCTGTTTCTGTCAAATCAAAAGGAAGTCCGCAGCACTTGCATAGGGCTAACTTAATCATCAGTAAACGCCCTTGAACTCGGATTGCCGAGGACGGAAAGCATTGGGGTCTAGCGATACAATCTGCTTGAAGTGGTCAACCGCCATCCAGATAGCCGCATCCTCGCCATACCAGCAGGCTTCATACTCCACCCCCTTGAAGATGACGTAGCCGTGGTAGATAAACTTCGTCGGCTCGTTGAAATCAATCTCGCACGGCTGGTTAGTGACGACGAATACAGCGCCATCCCCTATTGCTTCCATTTCTCGATAGTCGAGCTTATCGGCTGCGGTTGCGATACTTGCGGACAACAAAAAAGCCGCAGTAGCGGCTGTGATGGGCTTCATGTGATGCTCCTTTAGGATAGCCAGTTATTACGGAATCCGCGCCACCATGAAAAGGTGTAGAGGAAGCACAGAGCGAAGATTCCCCATTGTTCGGCTGCCCATGCCGAGTAAAACCAGAAGGGCTGTCCAACAAGGCCAAAAATGCAGGCCCACTTCCTGTATGAGTCGCGCTTGTCTTGACTCAACCAAACTGCTGTAGCGCCAGTTAAGGCAATAGCTATTTGTTCCAAAATTGCTCCTAGTCGTTGTAGAACTCGAAAACAAGGCGGATGAAAATCAGGTCAATGGATAGATAGTGGCTGTCGTTGTCGTCGTACAAATCGCCACCGTAAACATGCTCGATACCAACTACGCAGCCGGAGATGGCTTCTACTGTGCAGGCAATCATGAGTGGTTCTCCTTCAGGTACTTGATGGAAACCGCCATCTCGTCAAATGAGCCATCGTTGACCTCGTGCAGGACGTAGATCCCACGGAAATGCTGATTGCCCTGTGGGCCTAGATATGATTCGTCATGTTCGTAACAGGAGCCGCAGATAATGGCTGTCATCTCTTTACCGTCAGCCCTGCGCCCATAGGCAATTTGTCTGCCCTGTTGGTGTCCGGCAAAGCAGCTCATGTGCTTCTTTGTGAGTAGTGCTTGAGCGGATGTGATAGGCCGCCCCATCACGCCAGAAGTGAAGTAATGCGAGTAGGCCACGCCATCAATACAAACCACTTCAAGGAACGGGAACACTTCCCAATCCTGATATGGCAGGTCATCGGTAGAAACCAGCCCTTCCAGCTTGCGGTCGTTGTTTACAGCGCGGTTGATTCGGTCTTCATGGTTGCCAAGCGTCAGCACCATGCGCGGGTTGTACGTCTTTTCCTTGTTGCGCTTGAGCCGTGCCTGTTCGGCGTATAGCGGTTCTAACAGAGCGTCCATCGCTTCTCTAGCCGCCCAAATGTCGTCCTTGTAGTTGCGCCCCTCAAATGACTTCTTACCTACGTCATAGGAGCTTAAAGACTCCATGTCGGCAAAGTCGCCAATGCACACTATTACGTCAGGCTTCTTGGCTACTATGTAATTGCCGATACAGCGGAGAAACGAGAAATCACTACCAGGCTTGGCCTGAACGTCTGGCAGAACGAGATGTTTAATCGGCATACGTTTTCATTGCCCATTCTGCAAAGGCTAATAGCTGCTCTTTGCTAGCGGTTGATTTCATCGAATTTGCAAGATGGCTAATAACCTGGACATTCCCCTTTACGTAACCCTTGCTGTTGTCTACGCGATCAAGAGACATGGAGTCAGGTTTCCCTCCATGTGAGCCAGTGTTGTAATGTTGCTTAAGTGCGATACCAAGGATTGGGCAGACCTCAGGGATCACAATGTCTGTGAAATCCAAGTTGAACTCTATTCCCCTTGTTTTGGCCCTGTGCTTAGCGGCTCTGTATATCGCTCTTTCTGGGTACTTAAGGCGATATTTTGTTGAGTAATCCAAGTTAGCCTCTGGGCGGGATTGCCTATATTTTTTTCTCTTTTCTGCAACTTCTGGGCGCTTCTGGTATTCCCTGAAGTAAGCCCTTTTTTCTTCTGGATTTACGTGAGGCATTTACTCTCCTTAATTGGCACCATGGCTCCTAAGAGTTGAACGGGTTACTTCAGCCAGTTTTCAACCAGCTTCGTTATTGCTGCACCTACCCCGCCAGCGGCTATGAGCAGACCCATGACCACGCCCTTGCCGCCTGTTATCTGCGCATTCAGGGATTGCACCTGTGCGCTCAGTTCCTTCACGTTCTCTTCCAGTGTTTCCACTGCGTTTATCAGTTTCCCGAACTGAACCGGATCAATTTCGCTCATGGGCTAGGCTTTCTGTTGGGCGTAAAAAAAGCCTCCGGAGAGGCTTGTGGCTGGTTGTTGGATTAGGTTGTTATGTAGTCAGTGAAGTACGGCAGCTCCGCAATCAGCTCGGCCTCTGTCGGTATTGGTTCTGGGTCAACTTCACGCGTACATGCTGCAATCTTCTCTATGCCGAAGTTATAAACAGCATCCCTAAAAGCTACCGCCGCTCTGCCCTCTGGGCCAAATGTAGGATGGTCGGACGTGGCATAAGTGACCATGGTGCGGATGGATTCATAGCGGTAAGAGTTGGCTACAGCGTCAAGGTGGTTATCAAGTGCTTTTTCCAGCCGAGCAATGGTTTGCTCTGCGGTTTCTGGAGTTAACGTGATAATGCTCATGATGCGTCCCCTTCGAACTCGCTCGAATCACCGCCTACGCCGTCAGTCAGATCGGCCTCGTTAACGGTCCATGCCGCTCTTAGGGCACGGTCCGCAGGTATCTGAGAAACATCCACAATCTTGTACGGCTTGCCTGCCGGTACGTCTTTTGTGGCAATCGCTTCAATGCCATGGATCTCCAGCATCTCGGGAGTGGGATTTATGACGGAAACACCACCATCGTCGTGTCTAAAAATAATTCTCTTATCGGATTGAGTCATGTGAGTTCCTCTAAGCAAAAACTGTGATGGAGATATAGTCGTTGTCCTCAACACCAACTCCGCTGTTACGGTTATAAATGCGCAGGGCGCTCGAAGTTGGGGCCGTGGTAGGGTGGACCTCTGGAGAGCTAAGCCCCCCAGTCTTGTCACGCGACATTCCAACCATTGCGTAATTTGCATCTGGCATGGCTGTTGCAAAATTAATGGTGTAGTCACCCGTGCCATTGTCAGTAACGCTAGAGACATTCCCACTACCTCGAATGGCAAGCGTGCCTGTCCCGTTGAAATTGACCCACGCACGAGCTGCATAAATGGGAGCCTCGCCAGTTGCGTTCAGGGCAGGCTTGATGGATTTTGCAGATGGATAGAAGTTTGGAATTATGGAAACATTGGATGGTGATGTGGCCCACGTACCCGCCGTAGCCTGAGCAGATGTGATCTTTCCGATGAGTCTATATGCTACGTTAGACCTTGCCGTGGTGGAGTATGCCGTCCCGATGGTATCTGCACCACCTGCGCCACCTTCTGCTGTGGTAGAAATAACACCAGACTGATCGAGCACCGAATTGCCTACGTTGTTTATTACGGCAAGCTCCACAGTCCCAGCGTTATCTATAGCTATAACATCAAGTTCAGAGGCAACGCCGTTCGCGGTCCCCAATGTGGAGCCAGATGAAACGACAACGGAGGTGGCTACCGTAACAGCCCGGACAACATAGCTTCCGTTGTTCAGCGTGGAATTGCGAAAGACGGCCAATACGGGATCAGAAGAAGATGGGTCGCTTCCAGCCTTGTTCTTGATGGCTATGGTGAGGGCGTTGGAGGAGACAGAAGCAGTGATGGTACCGTTAATGATGGAGAAGCCGAGAGCCGAATCGGCAAGCGATGCCGCCGTAACGGTATCATCTGCAATGGTTGTATTTATTGCCTTCCCATCTGCCCTCTTGTAGCCAATACATATCCAGCTACCGGAGCCTAGCGAGCGGAAGATAGCCGTGTCTCCGCTGGCAGTAGTGATATTCGCGCCACCTGGCAATATGAGGCTTGTAGCGTTGTGGGTAAGGGTGAGTATTCCAGTGAAGCGAACGGTGCGTTCTATGCCTGCTGCAATCGTTCCCAGACCCGTTATCGTGGTGGTGCCGGTAATGTCTACGAACTCACCAGTAGCCGCGCCTATGTCTGTGGTAGTGGCAGAGGCAATATCTGCCCCCTTGGCGTTCGTATGGCGAAGAATGGCCTGAATGGCCCTATGAAAATTATCTGTGGAGATTGGGGATTCGCTGCCTAACGGGCTGTTGTTATCAGCCGTTACGCTAAGCTCACTCATCTGGGTGGGAACTGCCATGTGTATCCTTTCAGCGCTTCACAGCGTTAGAAATTGGTGTGTTATCGTATTGACAGAAAACAAAAAAGCCCCGAAGATGGGGCCTATATGGGCTTACTTGTCATCATCCTTGCAATCAACGCAATAGCGTTCGCGGTGTTCCTTGCGTACGTTATCTATAAGGCTTTTATTCTTCCGTCCCCAGCAGTCCGCCAGCAACTCCTTGAACTCCGCCAGCAAGAGGAAGCCCGTAGGGCGACAATCTCAGAAGGTCATAAGGGTTAGAGACTAACACCTTCCCCGCCGCGTAATTAAACGGCGACATCATCCATGGAATAATGCTGTCGTAGTTCTGCCGCCTCGCTGTTGCAGAGCCTTCCTTGAAGGTCGGATAGCCCTTGGTAACTGTCGCAATGTCTGCAATCTCCCCTGGCAATTTCCCCTGTTTGGCTGTCTTGCCAAAATCACGGTAAAACTGGCTGGTCAGCAACGGGGCTGACACATCGCCCGTCACTGGATTAACTACATTGCCCTTCTGGATGGTATTTAGTGTGGCGAATTGCTTGTCGTTGAGCTTCCATTCAGGCCCAGCGGATGCCCTTGCCACTTCATCCATGGAGTCGAGAATCTTCTTGTATGCATTGGCAAGCTGGGTTTTACCTGCCTTGAAGGCGGTATCAACCTCGTCCCGCAAATCGGTACGCCAAATCTGATACTGCTCACCGTTGATGCTCCCCGACTGAACGCCTTGCTTGATGCGCTCTACGTCACTCTTGAACTTGCCAGTATTCTTCAGGCTTTTCTTGAGTTCTGTAGTTGCCTCATCAATGGACTGCACAATCTGCGGTGCGCCCTTGGGGATGTTCACTTGATCGCGCAGCAGGTTTCTTGCGTTACCCAAGTCATCGGTAGCATTAGCCAACACTTCAGCCGTTACCGTGTCAGAGTTCTGCCCGATAGCCTTTGATACCGCCTTGTTGATGGCGGCTTGGTTCTTAGCCTCATGCCTAGCAATCACGCCAGCGCTTCCGGGGAGGTTGGCTAGAGTATCGTAAACATTGGTCAAATCGCGGCTTTGCACGGCCTGCGGAATGGTTGGCTTGTAGTTGATGCGTTGCGCGGCTTGTGCCGCCTCATTGGCTGGAGCTGGCACATAGGGCAATGATGCAACCCTGTTCGCCACTGTTAGATTGGCAATATCTGGAGCCATATATACAGCCGTAGCTAGTCCGGGTGAGCCAGTGACCTCCAGCGCCTTGTCGCCTAAGTAATTGCGCTCTACATCCGTTACCTTGTTGCCGAAGTCATTAGCGGTCTGCAACATGCCGAGCGGAGTTGTGCGATAGGCAAAATCAGCCACCTTGCCAAGCATATCCATCTTGGATGGCTTCTTGGGTTGTTCTGGCTCTGGCGTAGAGGCGTACTGACTCCATGGGCCATCATCTGTTTCTTGATATAGCTCCCATGGTTCAGCCATTACATACGCTCCCAATTGTTTCTATCGCCAGGATTGCCACCCTTGAACTTGTAGCCATTGATAACCTGGCCCTTCATCGGCTTCTTTGGTGCATTTGGCCTGTTTGCGCCAACCCTTCCGCCTGCTTCTCCGGATTGAATAATCTGCTTCTTGTTTGGATCTTCTTCCAACGTGTTAAGCCAGTTTTCGTAATGCTGCTTGGCTTTCTTGAGATTGGCTTTTAGTTGGGATGGGCTTTGTGCATTGTCCAGATTAGCTACGGATGCCTGAAGTGCGGAGAGTTCCTGCACCGCCACTTGACCAAGAGCGCCGCCAGTAGGCGACATATCGCGCATGGCCTGCAAACGGTCAAAGCCGAAATTCGCCCTAATGGTCTCTAGGTCCGCTTTCAGGTCGTAAGCATCTGTGCCAGGTACAACATCTAGCACGCTACCGCCAAAACCTGCCGATAAGTTGCCAACTCGCCCCATCACGTCATCAATCTTGTTGAGGACGACATTGCCCATGGTTTGCTTGAACTCTTTAGCCTTTTCACGCTTTGCCACGGCTTCGGGGGAATTGAACTCAGCCGCTTGTTCAGCCGATTTCTGTGAAGCTGCCTGCTCGGCCTTCGTTGGAATGCGGATACCGCCACCAGGATTAGGCCGTGCAGGATTGCCAACACCCAAGTTATCCGTAATCGTGCCCTCTGCGCGGTCTGTAGCAGTTGTGCCGGGAGCGCCAAAGGTGACAGGGTAAGGCGTGTTGAAATTGTTGCTTGGAAGGCCGCTCTGTGGGGATTGCGGGGCAACTTGCGGAGCCTGTTGGGGCATGCCGGAGAATGGGATAGGGTTATTTCCGTATGCGCCACGCACCACCTGTGCATCCGTGGTAAGGACACCATCAATGTCAGTGTTCGGCTTCCATGCTGCACCCGCCTCGGCCTCTGCGCTCTTGACTGCGCCGCGAATAGTGGGGTCGTCAGATGACTTGATAGCCGTTTGCCCGTTAGGCAGTTGGATAAGCTCAAGATTGCCGGTTCTATGATCGAACCGGCCCAATCCTGCATTTGTCGGCACGGCGGAGAAGTAAGGGTCAGCAGAGCTTGTCATGTTTGGATATGCGGCCTTAATGGCGGCTTTCGGGTCTAGCCTGAACAAATCTGTGAACTCTGGGTTATTTTCAGAAGCCCTACGGATAGCCTCTTGCTGTTCTTCGTGTAGCTTCTGCTCACGTTCGGCCTCTGCAAGTTTCAACTGATACAGCTTGTTTTGCTGGTCAAATTGCTTGGAAGCTTGAACCTGTTGCAAGCCTTGTTGCATACCACGGCCCAGAGCTGGCCCTAGTGCGCCATAGTTGCCTTGATTGTTTGCGAGTATGCCGAGGCCCATTTGCAGATATGGATTGCCGAGCAAGCCTTCCATCTGGGGCATGCCGCCAGTTGTGCGAGGATCAATTAACATTACTTGCCTCCCATGCCGCTCAACAGGCCAAAGGGGAAGCGGAAGCCGCCGCTAGGGTCAGGTGGTGCGTATTGGTCGCCAGTTGGAGAAGTGATGGGCTTTGGGTTATATCCCAACAGTCCGCCATAGAGCGCATCAGAGGCTTTGATGGTGAGATTATTGAGCTTATTCTGGAATGCATCCGGCCCTTGGGCCATCATTGTTTGCTGCTGTGGCTGTGCCTGCATGCTCGCGGAAGGATTGCCCAAGTTGGAGATATGTCCGAGGTTCATATTGCGCTGCAATACGGCAGGATTCCGCATGATGTAATCCAAGCCCTTGCCGCCGAAGATGTTCGGCAGTGCGGTATTGTTAACCCCGTAGAGGTTGCCGTTCTGGAATCTAGTAGTCATGGTTCAGTCCTTACCTTGTGCTTGCCTGCGGATAAGAGGCAATGGAGTTTCAAATATGTATAGGTGCCGATAGTTGGCGGTGTTGATGACGTCTTGTTGTTTTGGGTAGAACTCAACCGCGTCTTTATCTGCGAAGCCGCATGAATTCTTGATAGTTTGCAGCTCATCCCAGGTGATTCCGTCCTGCTCATCCTTGCGCTGTATATCCAGCCGGATAGCGTCTTGGTCCTGAAAAGCTACTGCTCGGTATTCGTCCGATTCCCACACGCCAACTGATGGCTCTCCGAAGTAGGAAAGCCACAATTGATCTAACTTGACCAAACTAGAAGCCGCCCATCATTCCATAGATGGAAAGGCCGGTTCCGATGAGGTTGGCTACCCCATTCGATTGATTCGGGTTGGGCTGGCTGGAAGTAGTGGTAGAGCCGCCGCCCATTCCTGTGCGGACCACGTTGCCGTAGTTGTCCAGCTTCTTCTGAGGGTCGTTGATGAAATCTTGATAGAGCTGGTTGCCAGCGTTCATGTACTCGGTTGCAAGGCCCCTACGTGCATCACCCACACCCAGCAGAGCTTGCATGTCGCGGTAGTCGGTTTCTGCCAGTTGCGGAGCCATGCCCATAGCCGACATTTGCCGCCCACGTTCCTGCTGATAGTTGCCGCCATACATAGTGTTAGCCACTTCGCCAAGGCCGCGTTGCAATGTTTCCTGATGCGCTGTGCCGCCGAAGTTATCGTTACCGAAGGTGGAGTTGATGCGGCCCGTAACATCGTTGGCTGCGGTGTCGTAAGCACCTTTAAGCCATGGGTTAGAGTCAGGCGACATAAAGCCGCCATTGAGCGTCATTGCAGCGTTGTTCTGTGCCGCCAGATTGACAGGAGAGCCGTTGATAGCGCGCTGCGTGGTCGCAGCAAGGCCGTACTGTGTCTCAGGCGAGAAATCAGCTACAGTGTCGCCAGGGTTGTATTGAAACGGCGTATTGAACTGCTGCTGCCCTGCTTGCAAATAGTCCTTGATGTAAGGCTGCGCGCCCTTCCAAGGCTCTGTCTTTTGTGTCGATGTTTGGCTCCCGCCTCCGCTGCTTGGCATATCAAACTCTCCTGCTCATACGGATATGGAAGTCGTCCCATCCGTGGTTTCTAAATAGTCTTTCCCACCCTTTGCGCCCACCTGTTTCCATGAAGTCGCATTGGTTCTCTTGTGCGAACTGGTGCATGGATTCGAGCAATACGCCTATCCACATCTTTGGATTGGTTCCTGTGAGCGCTACGCACTCCAGAACTCTTGCATTTGGAAAGTTGATGATCTGGGTGACGAACGCAGCTTGTAGTCCACCGTTATGGATGCACCACAACTGCATGTCTTTCCGCTCTATTGCCGCTTTCAGGCTATCAAGCGTGTATTTGTTATGGTCTACGTCTAAAGCCTTCTGTAACCCTTCTTTCACTTCGTCCCAATGGGCCAAATCCAGCCCACAGCAGACTAGTTTCCTGTCAGGCATCGCGCCTCAACAAACGTGAGCGGGTCGGTGTCAACACAAATCCAGCCGGTTATCAGGTACATGGAACTGGCTGAACCTAGCTCCTGCACATCTGAATTCGGTACGAAATCCCCGACGGCATAAGCGCCAGTGGTGGGCACAGAGGCCACAGCGTTATGCCGTGCTACCAACCGCCCCTCGGATAGTTGGTTTATCTGGTTCTGCAACGTGGTAACGATTTCCTGCCATGCTTGTGCGTTGTAAGCGGATGGGACTTTGTTGCGTAGCTCTAGCCTCATTCCTCACCGTCCTGCTGATACTTGGCGTTGATCGTGGATAGCTCATTACCGCCTACCATGTTGAATTGCAGCCTGTGCCAACGCGCAGAGCGCAGCAGGTCGAATCTGGACAGGCTCATGGTCGTGGTAGCGTCAGTCACCAAGGCATCGCCTTCGCTATCCTTGTAGAAATTGGTCATGGTTGCCGACTGCGGCTTTGTCAGCCATACGGGCTTTACTCGGCTCAATAGGTAAAAGTTATCGTCATCCCCAAAGTCTCCAGTGGTGAAGGATGAGTTCGTAGCCGCGCCATCCAGCGATAACAATGTGTGCGTGGTGTCGAATATCCCCTTGCGGCTTACCCCGCCTGTCCAGAATGGGGAGTCGTAGGAAATGTCCGTTGGCAGGTCGTCATAGGTCGGAAAGAAATCATCCAGCGTGTCGTATGTAATCCCGCCAGTCAGGAACTCAACCGCTACCTCAATGGTTCTGTCATCACGGCCCCATCTGTTCGAGCGGTAGTGATACACAACACACGAATCAATCGCGCCATTGCCTGCGTTAGAGGGGTAGTAGAAGTAAATGCGGGAGTTAACCTTGTCGTGCAGCGTCTTGATCTTGTAGGCGTAGCGCTCTGCCAGCTCTGCGAATACGGTCTCTCTCAGCGGCCCACCCAGAGGGATAGGGCGGGAACCGTCGAAGCGCCAGAAGTCATCTGCGCCCATGAAAATATGAACCGGATTATCCGGTGTGCCTACGTTGACAATAGCTTCTTGTGAAGAGCAGCCGGCATCGCCAGGAATCTGCTGCACGTCGAGGACGATAGGCGCACCAACGAACGTGCCGATGTACATGGCGCGTTCCTTGTAGAACACAATCTGGTTGCCGAATCTCTTTGCCCCGAACAAGCGCCCTGGCGTGGAAACAATCGTGTTGGTCGCACAGCCGTTCGTGCTTGCGGATGGTGTCCAATCGGTATGGTCACGCTCACCACTCACCCACCAACGGTTAGGTGAGTCTCCAAAACTGTCGTCCACAGTGTCAACCAGAACAACCCTGTTGCCTACCGTTTCAACGATAGCGGCTTGCGGAGCGTCGGTTACGTCCGAGAACTCGGCGGTAGTGGACTGCTGGAGTACATCCGCCTTATTAGTGGCAAGTAAGGTATTGCCGAACTGTGCGAAGCGCCAGAACTGGTCCGGGCCTAAGTTATAGTCGCCAGAAACCCTTGTACGGTCTGTCCATGCGTTCGATACCAGTTCGTAGAGCTTGGTGGACGTTCCAGCAATCGTGCGAAAAGAGTCATCAAGGTTGCGAAGCGTAGCTGCACCGAAGCATTCTGCAGGAAGAGCATCAGCGCCAATGTCTTGTGCCGAGGGCGCGCCTTCCATGCCACGCTCAGAAGGCACGAAGGCCGAGCAGTCGGTGATTAAACCCTCAATCGTTGGATCGAGGTCTGGGGCGTAGCCGATTAACTTCATGCTGCTGTTACACGCAATGCAGAGCCGGAGTATTTGCTACGCCTGTCTGACTGAATCAGGCTTTCACCCACCATGTTGGCTTTTGCCATCCACTTCTGCATACCAGCCTCATCCTTGGTGTAGTCGCACAGCTCAGCCATGGAGGCACTCAGATACAGGTCAGGATGAGAAGTAAGTAACCAGTTGGTAGCGTTGGCGGATAAAGCGGGGATTTTCTGGTAGTACAGCAGCGAAATATCCGTGGTGTTGGTCTTGTCCGAGAGCAACATGGAATTGCCCTCAATCGTGTAATAGCGTGATGGGCCAAACCAGTTGTTCCCGCCAGATGCGAACTTGATGTGGAACTGTTCAGGAGGCAGGTATTCAAGCTCAACCTGTGTGGCGAGGTTGATATACACCCTGCGAGCTTCCAGAAAGTCGGCAGGCAATGTACACACGCCAAGAGCAGGAGTAATTGTTACGGCATGCTCCATATCACGCGTCCTGAGTTCACGGTTGAACTTGGCTTCAGCAAGGGTGATGAAGTCTGGCAATACGCTGGCTAGATCGGCGCGATGGGACCAGCCCGTAAGCGAGGCTTGCAGCTCCGTATAGTTAGTAATTGCCATTTAGCATCCATTCCTTGCGTTTGCCCTTGAAGTGCAGCACATGACAATCCTTGTCATCGTCGGCACTGTTCGGGGAGTAGTTGTAGGTATCACAGTCGAGTTCGGTTACTTGGTACTTGCCAGTGTTAGCAGCGGCATACACGCTTAACTGGTCGCCCCACCATCTATGAGCCTCTTCCGGCATATCCAGTAGTAATTGGTATGCGTCCTGCCAGAACTGCTGGTTCTTGGAGAACATGACGCCTGTGTTGTATGGCATGTAGTCCACGATGTTGATGCCGCTCTCGTCGTATATCGGCTTGGTGCGTTTGGTCAGGGCTACGTCAAAGTCCTGCTCCATTACATGCGAGAGGTCTTTACGCACGATAATGTCGGTGTCCAGCGTGAGCCATTCGCCTTCCAGGTCAGCAAGATGTTCCATGCGGAAGGTCATCAGGTTGCCGTCGAAATGCTTGCGGATAACCTTGTGCGAACCTGTTACCTGTGGCGTAACCCTGTCTGTCAAATGGATGATTTCTGCATCCATCACACTCAGACTTTCCACCATGAGTTCCGCCAGTCTCGAATGCCAGCCAACATGCAGGAATGTGACTTTAAGCACCGAAAATCACATCCCTTCCGCTACGGTCTAGCTCTCTATACCCGATGGACTCAAGCAAGGTTCTTGCGTCGTAATCCAGCGGCTTGTGTGGCAGATCCTTTTCCTCTATCAAGACGATAGGGTTGTACTTTCTGAGCTGTTTAACCGCCCCTAGAAGCGCGTTGTACTCATAGCCCTCAATATCAAGTTTTATGAAGTCCAGCGCCCCGAAATCTGGCAAGGCAATCAAGCGAATGTCATTGCCTTCCGTGACGTGCCAGCAGCCCGTGTTATTGCCGGATGCCAGTGAGCCGCCGTGTTCCATTACGGATAATCCGCACTTGGAGAGAATCACGTTGTTGCAGTCGTAGGTATTCATCACCAGGCAATCAAAGTTCTGCTGGTTAGGCTCGAATGCGGCAACTAGGCTAAAGCGGTCTGCCATGTACCTAGTCCAGCTCCCCACATGCGCCCCACCATCCACAGCTACATCAAAGCTGCGGACATAACTCAATGCCAAATCCAGATTGGCCTGCTCGAACACATCCGAGCCTTGGAAGTAGTTCTGAAAGTAAGTGTCGGCATCAGGAACCCACGTATTACCGGAGAGTTTCACTGATCTTCTCCGCGTGTACGCTGTTGCCCATCAGCTCTTCCCATGAAACGGTTGAGTTGGCGGCTCTTATCTCTGTGGCCCATGTATCGCTGTGTTCGAGGTGCCTTACTTCCTTAAATGCCGGAATGCCCATGGTGTAATGGATTATCTTGGCGTCAGGGTTGGGTGCGTCATAGCCGACAAGGTGGTTGTATTCCTTGGGCAGCTCTCCGACATCGCCCCATTCCAGCGTTTGCGGGTTGCCGGTTTCGATATACTCAGGCGTCAGCGCCTTGCACTTGGCACAGTTAAACAGCATCAGGGAGGGCCATTCGAAGCGCTGGGCGCTCTTGACCACTTGTACCGAATACTTGTCATCGGCAAGCTGGAATAACTCTTCTATATCGCACTGCACGACCATATCCCCATCGAGGAACAGTGCCGTTCCTTCGTACCCCATCAAATGGGGAGGGAGATAGCGCGTATAGGTGAAATCGGTTAATCCCCTGCGATTCACTGGCAGCGAATCAATCAGTAAAGGGGTTATGGCTACTGGTACACTTGCTCTTGCGATGATCGAGGATTGCAGCGCTGTATAAGCCACTGGTTGACGGTAATCAACCCCTATGAAGATATGCCTCAAGCTCGGCTCCAAGTTTGTTAATCACCCCGCTCCATTCCTTCTCTTGCCGGAACAGGCGGACACTTTCATACCAAATCTTCTTGTCGCTGGTCATGCCGTAGCGCCAGTGAGGTTTGTTCGGCACCAGTACCCAGCACTCCTTGCCCAATGCGCCGCACAAATCCACAACAGCGGTGGTCACGGAAATGACCAAATCCAGCTCATCCACAAGGGCGGCTGTTTCGTCATAGTCGGGTGTTTCGGTAGCTCTGGCCCAATGGTGTATCTTGATGCCGTGCTTTTGCTCGAATAACGCTATATCTTGTGGTTTCTTGTATTGAAGAGACACAAATGTTGCGTCTTGCTTGAGAATCGGCAGCAATGCTTCCAAATCTACGCTACGGCGAGAGCCAAAGGTGTCTGGAAGTCCGCCAGTCCATGCAATGCCTATCTTTTTCTTGTTTCCCATCGAATCAAGCAGCGCTCGCCACTGCAATTTGCGTTCAGGATCGGCTTTCAGGTAAGACTTGCCGGAGAAATCTCTATCCTTCGTGCGATAGTGCCAAGCAAGTGAGCCGATAAGGCACCAGGAATCCACAGAATCGCTCAATACGGCGTTTTTATCGAAGCGAGTACCTTGTACTGCCAGATTCGGGAATGAACGCTTAAAAAGCCCTTCCAAGCGTCTGTCGCATTCCAGAATCACGTCCGTTTTCACGTCATTGAGCATGGAGGCAAAGGCTATTTCGTCGCCAATGCCCTGCTCACCACGAATATGAAGCTTCTTGACTGGCGAACCGTCCCAATAGGGGACGTCTTGCCGTGGTTCTGCGCTGCGCTGCTTGGTGTTTCCCACCATCGCTTCGTAGCCTTCCCAGCCCTGCTCCCAATTACCGAGCATCAGGTGGGCATAACCGAGTGTTTCGCGCACATCCCACTGTTCTGGGTCGAGTGCCAGCGATTTGTTGGCTATTTCCACAGCCTTTAGCGGGTTACACTCGTTGACTTCGATCAACGCGAGGTTATTCAGCGCTGCGGTATTGGCCTTGTTCAGTTGCAAGGAGCGGTTCAGGTGCCGTCTGGCCTCTTCTATGCGCCCCATCTTCATGCAACACATGCCGAGGTTGTTCCATAGCTGTTCACGCTTTGGAACGAGTTCTGCGGCACGTTTCAGCAGGTTGTAGGCCATGCCGTAACGCTCGGCCTGCAAGAACACATACGAGGCAAGAAACAAGGCTCTTGCTTCGTCTGGATTCTCATTCAGTATTTGTGAGGCTACGCGTAGCGCCTCATCCGGCTCCCCTGCGGCTGCAAGGTCGTGAGCCAGTTGGATTTGCTCGTTCAAGTTAGCCTTTGGGCTTGTGTACGATATTGGTTGTTTTCAGCTTGGCGTATTCGGGCTTGTTGACCATCCGGAACAGCTCTTTCGTGTCCTTGATGTTGATGCCCATGCAATGCCAGCGAATCAGCATGTCGTCGGTGATATGGGCGTAATGCACCATGTCATTCTTCATGCCCTTGCGGGTGTATGCGTCGTCGTTCTTCAGTGCCTGAGATACTTCTGCCTGTTGCTTAGCCAGCCCACCCGTATAGCTGATGGTGGTTTCGTCGGTGGCGTCGTCGTAGGTGAACCAGGAACAGATGTTGGTAACCGGGTCGTAGTCAAGCAGTCGTTTATCCACGCCAATTCCCCTTGCCCTTGCTTAATGCTCCGTAACAATCGGCATCTCCATCAACCATGTGCAGGTAGCCCTGGTTGTACTTCGTCAGCAAATCCCCGCAACATGGGCATTGCAGCATTTCCTGCCTGCATAGCCTGTTGAGTAGCGGCCTGATGATGTAGTAGAAGATTGCTGCCTTTGTTTTTTCCATTAAAAAAGGGAGAGGTTTCCCCCTCCCTTCCTATTCAATTAGCTCAAAGAGCCGGATTGATATCAGTTACCTTGCCGGATGCCTTCTCGTTGTTGGCAACAAGGGTCAGCTCGGTGAGGATTTGCTTCTTGTTGCTGTCACCAGTCTTGGCAAGATCGAACGATTGGAAGCCGCGCAGAGATGCGACAGTCCAGTAGTCCATGTCCAGCACAAGGATGTTCTGGTCACGCATGAAGCGGTTAGGCACGATTTCATGCTCACCGAAGTCCGAGATGTAGAGGTCTACACCGGAAACGATAGCGCCTTGCTTCTTGCCGGGAACTTCACGATAGCGGGTTGCGATACCATTGAAAGAGCCGGAAATCTTGCTCTTGGTCGCAGCGCCAACCATCAACACGCCAGGCTCGCCGCCAGCATTCCAGGTAGCCTGGATAACAGCCTTCAGGGCCGCTTCTGTCACGGTGCCAGCTACAGACGAATCGGTAGGGGCGGCAACAGAGCCGGAAGCGTAGCCAGGGGTGGTCTGGGCGGTACCGCTGCCGACCGAGGTCTTGTTGGTCGCGAGCCAGGACTCAACCGAAGCCAGCGTTGCGCCAGTGCCAGCAGCGCCAGAGGTGGATGCCTGATTGCGAACCAGAGCGAATTCAACATCCCGCTTCAGTTCCTTGGAGCGCTTCGCCATCTGGTAAGCCAATTCACTTGCGCGGCCTGCCTTGTTCACTGCGTCCTGCGTACCGGATACGGATACGGTCTTGGTCAGGATTTGGCAGTAGTTGCGAAGACGAACGGTAGGCACTGCGGTGTTAACCACAGCGTCATTACCCTGAATAGCTGCATTGGTAGCAGCAGCATCCAGCGCGTCGGTCTGCCACTCATGGAACGTAGCGGAGGCAGTGCCCTTCTTGGCCTTGGAGTAGAACGGGGTTTCGGTTGGGGAAATGTCGTTGATAACATCGCTCAAGTCTTCGCGATTACCTACGGCCTGGAAGGTCTGGAACGTACCAGACGGTACTGCGTGGAGCGTGAAAAACTCCAGTAAGCCTAAAATCTTAAACATGGTCTGTCCTTTCGTAGCGCCTCACGGCGTTTACTTGCTTGTGTATTTGGCTAGGAAGTAGTCTTGTGCGGCATCTACCGAGCCACTCTTCTTGAGGTTCTTTCTGGCCTCGTCAACGCGGGATTGGTTGACTGACTTGTTGCTGGGGCCGCCCGGTTTCGATACTTTGGGCAGGTGTGCTACCTTTTTCTCTGTCAGGGGCTTGCCGGATTGCTGTTTGTCGTACAGATAGGCTTTGTGCAGAATGGAAAGCTGCGTGGGGTCCACAAGTCCGGGCGACAGCATGTAGCCGCGCTCGTTTATTTGCGGATAGACCACGGTGGCAGGAATGCCGCTCTTAATGGCATATTCACCCAACTCCTTGGCAAGCGTACGCGTCCATCCCTTGATTGTTTCGGGGACTTGGGCCGAGGCTTGTTCCAATACCTGCAAGTTGAGCTGATGCCTTTGAGCCAAGATGCTTTCGCTCTTCTGTCCTAACTGTGTGGTGAGGTTTTGCCGCTGGTCCAAAAGGTCGCGGCGCATTTCCTTCAGCCTGACAAACTCGGCTGGATCTTCATCGTATTTACTATTCCAGTCCACGGCTTCAAAAGCCTTGAGCTGATTATCCAGCGCTACTAACTGTGCGAATTCCCCGATGGATTCGCTCTGCAACTGCGTCTGGAGTTGAAGGTCAAGTTGCGCCTTCTCCACCATCTTGCGTTGTTCAGCGACTTCCTGGGTTTTGCGCGTGTAGTCCGCCTGTAGCATGATCTTGTCCTTCAGGGCTTCGGGCACCTGATAGGCTTGACCGTCTACTTCTATCTCAACAAGGTCGGGTTCTTCAGCCTCTTCCTCTGTTTCGGCTTGCTCCTCTTCTGGAGTGCCTTCCTCTTCGGATTCCTCTGCTTCTTCGCCGTTATCTTGTGGGGCGGGTTGTTCCTCATCTTCCTCGGGAACTTCGGGGGCTACGATTGCAGCCATGCGTTCTTCAATGCTTAACTCTTGTGGCGACTGCTCTATGGCTTGGTCACTCATTACGTATAACTCCTAAGTCTGTACCGAGCGTCCCCGGTAATGGCGTCTCACGACGTTCAAATGCTCAGTGGTTACTGCACATCAGCCGACTGAGAAACGGCTTGATTCTTTATGCGAACTTCCGTACTACGTTCCCCGCCTTCTGGATGATGGATTCACGCTCGATCTGGATACGCGCCAGCTTGCCAGTTTCGATAGCGGTTTTGATATTGGCTTCTACGTCATCCAGCAGTTTGCGCATTAGCCTGAGTTCGTGCTGGCCTTCGCTGTCTGCTACGGGGGAAGTCTCCCACTTGGCGACAATGGCGGCTTTCACCATGCCGAGATATGGGGAGAGTTCTTCCATTAACCGCTCGGCTTGTGCGCCGTTGGTTGCTTCAGTCTCTAGCACTGATACCTCCATTGATTGCATCTGTTTGGGCCTTGTGAACCATGCCAGCGGCTTGCAGTCGCAGGCGGTCACGCTCAATGTCTATCTCAGCCATCATGCGTTCACGGGCAATCTGTATCTCTTTCAGCATCTCTTGTTGGGCCAATTCGGCGTTCTGCTGTAGCTCCAATTGCTTGAGTTGGAAGTCCATCTGCATCTGCTCTTGCTTCTGCTGATGCTCTGCCATGGCTTTCTGCTTGTCGAACTCCAGCCGCTGCTGTTCTGCCACTACTTTAGGGTCTGGCTGTTCTGGCTTGGGCTGTTGCTGTGCGGGATTCGTCCAATACTTCTCGCCATCCTTGAAGCCAGCGTTCTTGGTCAGCTCCATGCAGGCTTCGTAAATATTGGCAGGTGTAGCCACGCCAATCATCAGGGCGCGTTCCTGTACGCCCAAGATGCTCATGATGTGAGCCAGCATTTGCTGCTTGTTGCCAGTGCCCAGACCCACAGCAACGGTCATGTCCGTGCGTGTTTTCCATTGGCGCGGGTCAACAGGCACCCATTCGTTGCGCAGGCGTACGATTTCCTGCTTTTTGGCGTGTTGCAGTAGTAACTTGTGGACGCCAGCGAAAAGCTGTTTTACGCCCGTTTCTGCAAAGGTACGGGCTATTAGCTCTTGCTTCTGCTGAGCGGCGTCCATGATCTGGGAGATGCCGCCCATAGTCTTGTTCAGGCTGTCTGCGTCCATGCCTTGGTTATAGCGGGTAATCCCGGTGCGGTTTTCCTTGTTGGTGTCTAGATATTCCATCAAGGGGAAAGCTGCGGGGCCGATAGCGTTGACCTGCATCGGCATAATTTCGCTGGCAGGCGTACCGTCTACACGAACAACCCCACCAGGGCGCGATACCAGCATGTCGTCAAGATTGACCTTGCCGGAGATGGCGGTACGCATGTTGTTCGATGCGTAGAAGTTATCCAGCACGTTCCGCATGATGACGGACTTGATAACCTGGATGTCTTTTACATAGTCAGCCAGCGCACGCCCGATATGACGGTGCGGCATGATGTAAGGGGTAATCGCTGCGAACGGTACGAGGTCGCACGTATCGTTGGCGAGGATATTCTTCCCCACCAGGCACACGCGGCGGCGCTCTGCAATCCCATCACCGTCAAAATCCACCTTGAGATACACCTCACGATAGACAACGCGGCGCATGGGGCCTGACGTTTCCTCATCGCGCCACATCTCTTCTTCTGCGAACTCCTGACGCGATAGCCACTCTTCGCTCATGTAAAGAGAGGTCTTGTCGTCTGCAATGTCGTCGGCTACGTCATAGCCAAGCTCTCGTAGATCAGAGATGGTCTTCCACTGGCGATGCTCGAAGAAGCGTGTTGAATTAGGATCAATCGAACGCTCGTCACCAGAGACTAGAATCTCTTCAGAGGCGCATGGCTCGATAACGGCATTGCCCTTGGTGTTGGTTACTTTTACCTTCACATCGTGCAGCATGGGAATCTGCTGCATCATCATCTGTGCTTGCGGGTCTCCCATTTGCGCAGCCTGGATGACCTGAGCCGCCATCGGGGCGGAGTCGTCAGGATAGGATGAATGCTCAATGGCCTCCACGTCCTGATTGGATAGAAGCATCTGCAACTCTGGGTCGCTCAAGCCTTGATAGGTTTCTTCAGTTACGTCTGCCGATTCATCCCACCAGAACTTCACATAGCCGTTCTTGTTGATTAAGGCGTCCTTGAACCACTGCGAGCCGACAAGGAAGAAGTTGTTCTGGTTGATGACAACGTGATTCACATAATCGGACTCTTGCTCGGCAGGCTTTACATCTTCCGGGCCTACAGGGTCGAAGCGCACAACCTCATCACCTGAACAGAATACTTTCATCAGGTACGGCATCATGGACTCGACTGCTTCTTGCACGTCCATGGAAACGACAGACGAGCGGCCTTCTACTGGCGCAAGTTCCCTGGTCTTGTCACCCAGGTACAGCTCCATGTTTTCAGCGCGTTCATCAGCGAGACTGCCGGAGAGATAGTCAAGAGAAGTCCGCTCCTCCCGCTCTATCCTTACCAGCAGTTCGTCATCTGTCATTTTCACTATACGATTCCTTGATTCGGATAATTGATCTTGGGCCAGCTCATGCTCTCGTTCTTCATCTGGTCAACATGCAGCGCCAGATAGCGGAATGCGTCTGCTCCATGTGAGTATTCGTCGTGCTTCGGTGTTCTAGGCTCGGCGGTGTTTCTTGGGACTACGCGGCTGTATCGCTTCAGGCATTCAATCAGCCTTGCCGCCTTGGTCTTGTCGAAATAGCAGCGAGGGAAGATGAGGCGAGCGGCCTTGATGCCGTTCTCCACATTCATTTCTACAATCTCTTCGCGGTCAGGAATATCCCAACCGAGATCCTTGAGAATGCGATAAGCACTCGCGGCCTTCACGTCTTCGTTATAACCATCATGGGGAATGAACATCTTGCCCCAGTTGTACTGGCGCTCCTTTAGCATTGCCGAGTAGTCGGAGAGCTTCTTGTGCGTATCTTCTATGTAGTCAATCACGCGGATTTCAGAGATGTTCTTCTGCACCATGATGATTGACATGGCGTCGTTCCAGCCGAGGTCTACAACTACGTGTACTTTCAACTTAGGGTCATACGGCAGGTTGATGATCTGTCCGTTCTCTTGAACGGCTTCCATCTCGTCGTAGTAGATAGCGCCCTCAGCAGCGGGACGACACTTGCCTTCCCATATGTTCGGGTAATCCTTGGGGTATTTGCGCTTGCACTCGATTCGCTCCTGTTCCAGCACCGAGGGGAACCAGGGATTATCTGTGTAGTTAACCAGCACCGACACACAGTCAGGCGGCGGGTCTATGGCAAAGCGTTGGTGTGTTTCGTCAGTCTCTAGGTCAGGGTTGTATGTCACCCATATCTCCGAGCTTTCCTTGCGGATGGTCGGGATGAGGATTGCCCACGATCTTTTACTGACCGCTTGCCCTTCTTCTACCCACGCTATATCCAAGCCTTCGAACGACTTGATGGACTCAACGGTTAAATCGGATAAGCCAGCAAACAGGAACTCAGTCCCATTGCGTTTGTTTCTTATCGTGTCCTTGAGTATCTCGAACTCAGCACCGAGGCCGAGCTTCTCTATCTGGTCACTAAGCAGCTTGTGTACCGAGTCCTTGATGGACTTCTGCACTTCACGGAAGCAGCCAATGCGTAACTTGTTCTGGCTTCCTAGTATCAGTAATGCCCTGGCGTATGACCAGCTCTTGGCAGAACCTCGTCCACCACGTGCAACCTTGTAACGCTTGGGGAAGAAGAGGAACTTGAGCTTTTCAGGGAACTGCGCCCTAACTTCCATCCGTCCCTACGAATTCAACAACCATCTTGGTGATGAACTCACCATCAGCGCCGGGGCCTGTTATCTGCTGGGATACTTTCCCATCCACACGATCAGCCAATTCCTTGACTGCCCATGCCTCGCCTTCAGCGGCAAGGTCTAGTAGCTTCTCGGCAGTTGCACGAATACGCTTGCCATCGTCTTGAGTGATAGCGCGTCTTAACGCTTCCCTGAATGGCCTTTCAGTGTCCTGTTGGCCTATTGCGTTCTTGTTACCAATTGGAGCGCCCACAACTCAACACATCCCTTTGATTTTATTATTTTCTCGCGGCAAAGAAACGTCCGCTTCCAATATGTCTTTCAGGAAGAGGATGGTGTTGATGCTCTCCCGAATGTTGACTAGCCAGAAGTCGCTCCTGTCTTTGAGATATTCCTCAATGTCTTGATCGAGGTTCTTTCTGTAGCTGTCTACAACTTCTTGGGTAATTGGGAAGCCAAGTGTTTTCTCGGCTTGCGCTAATGTCAGTTCTTGGTGTTCCATGATTGCGAGTTCCCTCTTGGATTATTCGCGGTTAACTATCTTTCGATACCACATAGGCTTGTCTCGTGTTATGGAGTAGTAGTAAGTACCGATCCATAACTGGATGCCGTAGAGGTATTTCGTGTTTGCCGTACTGAGTTTGAATTGCCGCTTGTTGCCGGTAGCCTTGTGGAGCGTGAACCCTCGCCAGTGCTTTATGGTGTTCGTTGGCTTTGGCATTACCCACACCAGGTAGTCCCATTTGGTATGTGGCAGATGGATTCCCTTGATGTATGCAGGCTTTGCAAAGATGCGGTCATAGTTCGACTCGTACTCTTTGCTGTTGGGCTTGCTTATCAACTTGTCTCCGGTGATGGGGTTTGTACTCACCAATGTCTCCAAATACCCGCAATGATGTGCAGGCACGTTATGACTTCTAGTGTTCGGATTGCTATTTGGGCCATGCGACTCAGGGCTGCTGTATTGCTTTGGGCTGCTTGATCTTGGCTATCTCAAAGTCAAAGAAGTCGCATTCACAAGGCGTGTCATCTTTGAAATAACGCACCGTGTAATTGGTGCCATGAAAGGTAATCGTCACGCAAACAACCACACCATCCACATCCAGCTCAGGTATATGCACTCTGTCACTTGGAAGAAAGAGGTTTAGGTTCACGCTGTCTCCATAAATGCAAAAGCCCCACGCGATATGCATGAGGCTGTGTGGGGTTGAGTGCGCCAGTGCTGATCTCTGGCTTTCAATCCTGGGTTATGTGGATACAGATTGATTTGCCCCAATCCCTAGCGTATCAGCCTACGCATTGCACTCAATTCAAATTATACGGCTGTTTGCCCTCGCCCACCGTAAGCGATGCCGTTACCTGATACGTCTATCTGGCTTGGCAATTCCCGTTAACGATCTGCGTACAGTCTGGGGAATGGGGAAAGTTAAATCTTGGTAATGCCTTCGTATGTAATGCCATCGCCGTTTGGAATCATGGTTGCTTCCTTTTGTTCATTCGTTCCCGGCTACGGGACAAATGGGTTCGGTTTGATAATTTATTTCTCTTTTATTTGAAAAAGGTGTTGACATTAATCAAATAGAGAGTATTATAACTACATCAACAACGCACTCAGGAGAATCAAAATGCAAGTCGGTCAACGAGTAGAAGCAGTAAAGATGGCATCAGACTCTTTTTACAAGAAAGTAATCGGCACCGTCACTAAGATCGAAAACGGCTTTGTTTCCATTGATGCAGATATAGTTATGAGCAAGTGGGATGACGAATATCAGAAACATCCAACCTTCTGCTCTACCGCTGCCAGAATCGAAAACGTTGTTGCACTATGAAATACAAAAAGGGGCAGCCGTATGGCTCCCTCTGCACAGAAATCGTGACAGAGGATGAATCCAGGGTAGTTGCTGTGGTTTGGACACACAAGCCTCACTACGATAGAACCAATGACAAGCACACACACATCCAATGCGATAATGGGATGAAGATATTTCAAACCATATTGGATGCCCTCAATGCAGAACACTAAACGCGGCGGCTCTCGCAAGGGAGCAGGCCGCAAATCTATTCCAGAGTCCGACAAAGCCAAGAATCGCTCTATCAAGCTCACCGATCAGGATTGGGCTAAGTTCCGTAGCCTGGGCGGCGTTAAGTGGCTGCGCTCTCTATTGGATAATGGGTGAAGCGTAATAACGCGGCATAATCTGTAGTACCTCATTCATGAGGCGTGGCGTCGGGATAGCCTCTGACGCTTTAGTGATGTTCGATTATGGCTGTCACACCCATAAGTCAATCATCTTGGTAGATGGCTGGCTTATGGATTTGTAATTATCTCTAGTGTTTGCGGAAGCCGGACCTTTATTTAAAGCCGCTCGCAGGAGACTGTGTTGTAATTGCCAGGTTTGCCGTTTGTAGATAATAGGCAACAAAAAAGCCGCCGAGACGAATCTCAAAGCGGCTTTTCATGTGTTATGGACGTGCGAGGTCCAACGCAATTAGAATTGTACGCTCGTACAAAGACCTTGTCAAGCATAATGTTAAAAATATTTCTCATAGCAACCCCCTCCTGTTCAATCCAATAGTCAGCTTCTCGATAGCATCCGCATAGTCATCTTCGATCCTTGTGCGCCGTGGTGTGATGACAGCAGCCACATGGAAGTGGAACACGGCATGCTGTTGGTGTAGCGGCAAGTCCTCAAGGATAGCGTTGACGTTGATGGCTAGGTTTGTCTCTACCCTGCGCTCAAAGTCTTCCCATGAGCTTACAGAGCCTCCAGATTCAAATACCTGAGTCCTGCCATATCCAAGGCTTCCCCTGGTTTCGTCGCGTTGCATCCATTCTGCCCATACGTCCAAGGCATCTTTTACTCGGTCTAGTGTGTCAGGTATTTTGGCTGGTAGCATGGGGGTGTCCTTAGTGTTGTGGTTTGGCTGGACTGGTGTTTTCCTTGATCCACCTAGCTAGTGCCGCGTGTGTGGTGAAAACATATGCCTCCTTGAATGTCCATGCTTCATGCTGGCCTTGTCTTGGCTGAACTATCCAGCCGTTAGCTGTTTGTATTAAGTCCCACATACCCGTTTCCTTTCTGAACCATGTTTATAAAGTCCTACCAACTAATCTCACCAAAGCTTGATGCCTTTCTCAGCGCTGATGAGGAGATACAGGCAAAGAACAAATCCACTTAAGAATCCAAGAATCAATCCAGCTAAAAACATAAAACCTCCTTTTTGTTCATCACATCTCTGTACTAATTGGCAGGTTGCCGAGCATTAGAGTTGTGCGCGATTTGTAAACCAGTTGCTTAGTCGCATGGCGAATGATTTCTCTTCATCCGTTCTATCGCCTTTCGAGTCGATAAGGTTCCAGAGCGCTAGCGCCTCTTCTTTCGTTTCCAGTACCAGGGTGATTGGTTTAAAAGCCTCTTCCTGCATAACCCTCATCTCATCTCTCCTTAGTTAAAAGTTCCGGAAAACCATCTGTTTCTTGTTCATTTGGTGCCTCGGTAAAAGGCCGGTTGCCTAATGGATGCTTGGGTCATGACACTATCCTTTGCGCGGCTCTCACGATGTAGCGATTGAACCAGCGCCTTACCGCGTAGCTCCTTGCAACGCTGATGAGCGTGTAGAGAAAACCAATGAAGAAGTTCTGGCCCACGCTGATGTTGAAACCGATCAGCGGCAGTATCAGCAGGTTGGCAAAGAAGTTGATCCAGAAGCCAATCAGCACATTGATACAGGCTTCCACAAAAGAACCTAGTCGGCTTTGGCTCATAGCCTCAGTCCCGAATCTGCAACCGTGTAATGCCGTGGGTTCTTGTCTGCGTGTTTGTCCAGCATCGCGCCAGCAGCGGCATTCATGGCTGGGTAGAACTCGACAGACTTAGGCGGGCGGTCATCGGCGCACATCCCCTGCATCTGGGCATCTCGGAGTACAGCCAGAGTGCAAAGCGCCTTTGTCACATGAGACAGGCCCGAATCCGGGTCTATGTCCTCACCTTCCCACCATGCAATCATGTGGCGCATGAGAGCGTCGTAGTACACAGAGGCCCGAACGCCAGCGCAGCGGTAGTTGTGCCTGCCGTACTTTGCCGCGCCTTCCAGCATCCCCACGCCCATCTCTACAACAACGCCCATAGGCACGGTGGATAGCGGAGCTTTGCGTGTGCCAATCATGTCCTTCGGATTGGTTGCCTTAACGTCTCGCAACTCTCCAAAGGTTTGTGCTTCTATCGTGTCACCGTCCACAGCGCTTCCTTTCTGATCCAAGTTAATCAACCGAGTAACCTAATGTTCCAAACCTAGCTTTTCTGCATCTCCTTACACTTCCTCTGGTACAGCTTCTTTAATTCCTTTAGCTCATCTATGGTGTAGTGCTTGGCTGATTGATCTGCCTCCAAAGCCTCCACAGCATCCAATCCAATACGAGCAATAAGGCCGATCCGGTAGTCAACAGCCCGCCCAGAGCCATATCTATTGCACTGTTTCCGCTGAGCATGAGCGTTCCGCTCGTCAAACCTAAGATGAGGTGCGCTACCGACCGAACGATAGTGTCCGCAGTCGTACGCTCCGCCCACCTGCCCATCACTTTCCAGTGGCATGCCGCAACAAATACAAGGGCGACCAGCATCCCTAAGTCTGATAAATTTATTGAAAACAATTTGAACCTCCTTGATCCACTGACTACGGGTCTTGATTCTTTCCTTCGCTTCCCTTAATGCCTGACGCTCACGCTTCTCTCTTAACCTTGCTACCTTGTCTGCATGCTTCTGGCCTTCAACCATTGCGCACTTGATAGAGCAGACTTGCTGCGTTGTCCTGGCTGGCGGAAATTTCTGCTTGCAGGCTTTGCAGGTCTTTAGCTTGAGTTCGGTGGGCTTCAATTAATTACAATCGCCTTTTTCTTGAATTACACTTTTTCTGTCAAAGTGGCTTGCGTTCATATGGTTACTGTTTATCTGCTTTCTCAGGAATTACACTAATGGGCAGCACCGGATACCATTGAGGATCAAAATCGTGATACTCGGCGGCTTGTTTTGCCCTATGCTCTGAGTCGTAGATATAGCGCAGCAGTGGTTTAGGCTCATGCCTGCCTCCGTCTGTATCGCAAATGGCCCAGGCTTTCACGCCGCATCATCCATAAACACGTAGTCACAGTTCTCAGCTGCCCATTGCATCGTGTAGGTGATGAGGTCCGCATACTCTGACCTGCCAGCGCTTTCTGATGGCCGTACGCCTCGATACCACTTGCCGTTTATGCACCACTCATCCAGGCCGAAATAATCAGCCTTAATCGCTTCCTTGATCTTCCCTGGGGTAAGCCCTACGTGGTCGCCTATCTCTTTGCACATGGCGTGGAATTTCTTACGCTGGTCATGCGTCTTGGGCTTCTCTCTTCCGCAAGTGGGGCACTTACTCATGCCGTTACCTCATCTTGGGTTTCTATGGTTTCTGGCATGGAGGGTGGATCTATCTTGACCAGCCTGGCCGCATGCACTGCATAACCTTCTGAGTGTCCATATATGAGCGGCACTTTGTTATCTGCACGGCCGCAGTCACCGCAAATAGCAAACGAAACCATTGCGTCTGTAACCGTAAATACAGAGCCAATTCTCCCAGCGTGCCCACAACACAGCTGAGGCTTCACTACCATCACCAAATCGCCAACCTTAATGTCACTCATGCATCATCCCTCTCTGTGTATTCGAGGAGGGAGATGGATTCAATGATAGAAGCTGGGTCAATGGCCTTTTGTTCATTAGGTTTCGCTTCGTGGATGCTGGGTTGCAGAACATCCGGCGCGGGTTTCATGAAACAAATCCAGTGCGTGTTGCTCCGCTTGCCAGAGATGTGGCCAACTAGCGGCTTAACGTTCGTGAGCTTCAGTATCTCGCTTGTTTTGATCTGGATTTCATTCCACTTGAAGATGAGTACGCCTTCTGGCTTCAACACACGGAATGCCTCTGAGAAGCCTTTGCGGATGTCGTCTTGCCAGCTCTCGTTTAGAACTCCGTACTTCTTGGCCATCCAGCTACTCTTGCCCAACACGTTCAGGTGAGGCGGGTCGAACACGACAACAGCAAATGAGTTATCGGCGAATGGAAGGCTCCTGAAATCCATGTGCATGTCTGGGGTAATTTCCAGCTTGCGCCCATCGCATAGCGTGTGTTCCTCGGAACGAATGTCCCCAAACAAAACGTCTGGATTGGAGCGGTCGAAGTGGAACATGCGAGAGCCGCAACACATATCCAAAATTGGTTTTTCTTCTAGTTCCACAGCGCTTCCTTTCTGCAAATTGCCTATCAACCGAGTAACCTAATGAACAAATCCCTACCCCATCATCTCTACATAAGCCTGCGATCCACACCCTATATGCCCTGTATGCTTCGGGGTTATCCATGAGCCATGCTTCTCTTCAACCTTCCGGCCTTCTTTGGGTGTGTAGCGCTTCGGCTCCATCAGGAACGAAAGCGGCCCTTGCGGTAACAGTGGTGCAGTGAAGTTCTCTTTCGCGTCTTTCATGGATTGCCAAATCTGCTGCCGCGTCATGGCTGGATTGGGTGAAAATTCCTTGTCTGGATTTTTCTTGTATGTCCATGGCACAGCGCCTTTATGAATAAGCACACAATCGCCCAGCTCCCTGATGTACTGGCACACTGTCTTTCGGTGAATCCCTACAATCTTTGCTATATCCGCCGTGGTCATGTAGTCCTCACAAGCCGCGAGGATCTTCTTCTTGCTGCCGTCTACACCTTTAATCATTCCTGATCCTCATACTCAATAGGCATTCCATTGGTAAAGCCTATGTTTGTGGCGTGTTCGTCCTGGCTTCCTCGAAAGAGGCGTGTCGGCTGATAAACTTCTGCGGACTCAGTTGCCAGAGTTCGTAACGCCATTCGCCGCTCACAAAGACTTTGCATACCGCATAGTTGCCACAGCGCTTCGCATATTTCCCATAGTCGTCCCATCTCATCCCGCCATCCTGTGAGCCATAACAGCGCCCACTTTTGTTATGAATCCTGTTTGTGTCTGGATCGCTGGCTTACGGTGTGCCTTGACATGCAGCTTGCGCGGCTTGCCCTTCGACATGCGCAGCCTGTCCTTCTCGCGCCGCTCTTCGCACTGGTAATACGGGGCGCATGGCTTGCCACAATGTGGGCAGCAGCCTTCTGAGACGCGGCGGAGGTAATACCTAGCCAGCTTCGTTAACCCTGCCATTTCGATTGGCGGCTTATGCAGGCCAAGACGGTTTGCCTTCACTCGAACAGCGTTGCCGGAAAATCCAAGCTCGGCGGCAATGTCCTTGTTGCTCATCCGCGCGTAGTTGTCACGCACGAATGCAATGTCTGCATCTGTCCACTTCCTCATCCTTCTGCTCCTGGTTCGTATGGTTGATTGCTTGCCAGCCGTTTTGCGAACTCGACAAGCTCCCTGGCCTTCTGGCGGTTATGCTCTAGCTGTTCGGCGGATAGGTTGCGCGTGTCTATGGTGAGCTTTGCATCAGCGTTCAAGCGCCAGCCGCATGAGCAATAGCGGGGATTGCGTAGGATGGTTTCGCAGGCTGGGCAGTTGGAGTTCATGCAACCCCCAGCTTCTTGTTGATCTTGGAAACAAGGTCATTCTTGGATTGCTTGTAGGTATCAATCCCAAGCTCACGCGCCTTGGCGACAAGCGTGTTGTCATCCATTGCCGTGTTCACGCCTCGCGCAGGGGTAAAGCCTTTTTTGTCGTCAAGGTATGAAGCCTTGAAGCCAGCCCATGAGTTTTCACAAGCAACGGTTATTGCTTGCTCTAGGGTAAGCCCAGCCTTCTCGGCTTCCCTGATAGTTGCTTTAAGACATGTCTCGGTAAGGGGTTGGTTTTTGCTCTTTCTGATCGTCAGCCAGTCATTAGCAAGGTTTTGAGGAATGCCATGAGAAATCAAAAGAGACAGCGCGGCAGTATGTTTTTTATTAGAAGAAGAAGTAGAAGATGAAGAGCCATCATTAGCCATAGGCTTAGGTAATGGCTGAGCCATAGCTGAGCTATCTTCCTTTGGAGCCGCGCCCCATCTAGCTTTGGCTCCCTTTTTGCCAGATTCGGCACGCTCTTTCTTGTGTTCTTCCTGCTTGATCCGCTCTTTTTCGAGCCTTGGGTGTACTAGTCTTTTTGGGTCAGCCTCTAGCTCAGCGAAACATTCCTTTATAGCTATCCATAGCTGAGCCATAGCTGAGCTATCTTCCCCACACAATCTAGCAATCTTATTTACGTCGGCAGGGATAGAACCCTCACGCCAGCAGTAACACATGAGCTTGATGTAGCAGCCAATCTCCTGGTTGCTCATAAGAACTACGTTTTCCTCAGCGAGGAAGTCTGCTGGATAGAATTGGAAGGCTGGACTACTCATTACTCAGCCCCTGTGAGTTGGTCAATTAACTGGTTCATGGCGTATGTCCATTGCGACCAGTTCCGGCAGTCTTTAGCTATCTCTGTCAGGTCGTCTTGATCTGCGCCTGCTGCATGAGCCTTCCTGAGCAAAGAGATACACATGCTCTCGTTGCAGTAATGGAATCTGTTACGGCATATTCCGCGTATGTAGTAGAGATGTTTATCGTCTACAGGAGAGGTTAAGTTCCTGCATATGCCGCCCACCTTGCTCCAAGTGGCATTGACGCTTTCATGGGTTAACTTCCCATCAGCATCTGTTCTGAGGTACTGCTCTTTAGCTATTTGGATAGCCTCAAGAAGCTTGTCTAGGGGGAATTTTCTGAGCATGGCTTTTAGTGCCTTCTCGCCCGTTTCATTTAAGCAGTAGCCCCCAAGATCGGCTTCCCATTCATCATTAGCCACCTGGAATTTCTGCTCGTTAATGCCTTTCATTCCATCCCGCCAAGAGAGCATCATTTCAAGCTGCTCCCTACGCTCATTCAGCTCATCCAACATAACGCGCTGTTTGGCTATCGCAGAAGAATCTGAAAGCTCTCTATCGCTCTTTCCAGAGTTGCACGGTTGGCAAGATGTGATGAGATTCATCAGATCGTTATCACCACCCTTGCTTACAGGATTTATGTGATCAACATGAAGGATCACGTCTGGCGCAGAAGCTCCGCAGTATTGGCACTTGAAGCCATCCCGCTTAAATACTTCGAAACGCAGTTTCTTACTTATTGCTTTCCGCGCCATATTCATCCTTTGTTAGTTAGCTAACAGAACAGTCAAAAATCTCTTGTTAATCTATATTTGGCAATTAATCTGCCTGGGTTGGAAGTCCACAAACAGGCCACAAAAAGTACCTTATGAGGGCCCTCTAAATCCCCTACTTGGCCTTCTTAAACTCGTACACCTTTGCTCTGGTTTTACCCGTCTTACTCTTTATCCTGCGAGCCATGCATGCGCTTATCAGTTGGCTCGCAGCTTCGTCTTCCGTAATTCCATTCAGCTCGGCTATACGCCGCACAAGCTCCATCTCAGCACCCGTTAATGGCACTTCTTCGGGACTGTTAGGGGCCTTTATAGTCACTATTGAGGGCCCTTTCAGGATCCATAACGGGCCAATTTAGGGACTTCAAATGCCACCACATTGGGTTGAGAATGTGAGTCACCGAAGAGCACGAGCTTGGCCTGCTCCAGCAGCATCTCGCGGAGTAATGGGGCCATCTCCTCTCCGGTATATGAAACGTAGGCCTGAATGAGCGCCTTCTCAGCATCGTTAAAGCGCACCTTTACAACGTGTTCTCTAATCTTGCTTGGGTCTGCGTACATGGTTTATTCCTGTTTCCTAGGGTTGATATTTATGAAACTTGCTACTAATAAAAAAGCCCCGATGCTCTGGGGCAACTCTCACGGAAATCCGAGCCGTATAGCTCAGGTTGAGAATAAAAAAGGCCCGAGGGGTAACGGGCGTAAGCCGCCGTAAATGGATGTTCTTGGGAGAACCGGCGGAATGTGTTCATTGGATGTCCAATTTGTTGCGGCGGCCTTTGATGGCCTCGATAAGTTGAACATCACCTTTACGGCGAGTTGGTGTGCGTTTACCTTTGCTCTGCCCAGCCTCGCCTTCATATGGCGGAAAGAAGCACAACAGGAGGTCATTACGTGTTATTGAAGAGCCGAAGTGATTCAGAGCCTTTACGAGGCCATCAAAGGTTTCCCTTTGAGGAACCTTGCGCCCATAGATCAGATGGCTTCCAATGTAGCCAGGCTTCGATTTTGCAATTTCTGCGAACTCTTTCTTTTGTTCGTCAGATAATGACCGCCAGAATGTTTTGAATTTGTCCATGCCTAAATCTTACCTGACAGGTAAAGTACCGTCAAGCAAAACATTACCTGACAGGGCATTTACCCCACAGGTAACGGCGCGTAGCCTTGCGGACATGAAAAAGTCGATACCGACCACCCCAGACGTTTACGCCGCTCTACGAGTTGCGTTTGCTAATCTGGTGGCGGCTAGGAAAAAGCAGGGAGAAAATCAGGCGGTAGTAGCAGAGGCTATTGGCGTGCTGCCTAACTACGTCTCCAACATCGTGAATGGGCGAAAGAATCTAGGCCCGGAAGTTATTGCGCGGATAGATGAGAAGTACCCAGGCTGGCGCGACGCCTCTTACGAGCCAAAGCCTGCCGCACCAGAGCAGACAGGCGACGCATACTGGGACACCATAGCGTTCTGCTATAACGGGCTTACAGAGGGCCACAGAGACATGCTGGCCTACATGGCAAACAAGATGTATACGATGGATAACCCTGGCGCTGTAGATATAGGCACACCAAGGCGCAGGAAGACGGATCATATTGATCTTGGAATATTTGAAACAGAAGAATCACAACCAGCTAAAAAACTTGCCTAGGGGGATCTATGAGAGCACTACTCGTATTACCTTTGATTCTTGTTGGATGCGCAACTGCCACACCAACCTATGCGCCTGATGGGTCACAAGCGCACAGCCTGAATTGCTCAGGCACCGCCAGAAACTGGGGCATGTGCTATGAGAAGGCGGGGGAACTTTGCAAGGAGCGCGGCTATGAGGTTGTTGCTGGCGGCACAGATCAAAGCGCCGGAGCGTATGCAAACCGTGAAGGGTTTTACGCTAGCAGCTCCCATACAAGGAACCTCGTAGTTAAGTGTAAGTAATCACGGCCCCTCCTTCAGTATCAGTCCGTCATTCCTTGCGCGGTCGCTGATAGAAGCGAACAACTGTCCTACCACACAGGCCGCCACGTGCGGCTGTTCGCAATAGTCTCCAGCAATCCCCATCCCGTGCTTCTTGGTGCTTATTTTCACCGCATAAGCCATTCCTGACACCTCTCCACTCCTGGCCTTCCTAAGCAGGGATTCCAGAGCTTCGATAATCTCCCGATTCCGATATTCAACGATGCTCGTAACTGTCTGCATAGCCGTCTCCTCAAGCCTCAACTTCCCCCTTAGATAGATTAGCGGCTCAGGTAATTAGTTCTCAATGCCACCTGTCGGGGCATTCCTTCCACTCATCTCAAAAGTAACTTTTTGTTAAAATATTACCTACTGGGTATTGCAATATGTTACCCGTTAGGTATAATGGCATTCATCAACTAAGCAATTAGTTGGCTAGCAAACCCGAGGAATTAGCCGCCGATGGGTAGTTACCGGAACACAGGTAATCAGAAGGAGGCCGCTGTTTCAGAGTGAGTAGGTTGCTAGGTAGTCAGTAGTAAGGAGAGGCGGCGTGGAAGGACACGCGGACGGTAAGTTAGGCGGCCCAGGCACTTAACCTGGTATCCCCTGATGCCACGGGATGAGCAGAGTCTAGATGAAGCTCTGAACGAGGGCTAAGTCGCCAGAGGCGCACTGAGTTGGTTTCGAATCCATCCCTCTCCTTACTGCTGACTAGTTGGATGCTCAGCAATGAGTGTCAACGATAGTGAAGCTAGATGAACAAGAACAAAGGGTTTTGAACATTAGGTTACTCGGTAAATAGGCCGGGTTGCAGAAAGGGAACGTATGGGAACGCCACATTTAAGCGAGAAGGTTATTTACGAGGCAGCAGACCGTGCAGAGCGTGAGCGCAATCTGGCACTAGGCGATATATGCGATGCCATCCGCTTTAGCAAGCTAGACCTTACAAGCATGGATGACGATGCCTTTGAGCTGGCTAATGAAACCTTCCGCATCCTGAATGATGAAGAGGATGACAAGGAAGGCCGGATTCGTGACCTGTACGACGCACGAGTATGGAAGCTGGCTGAGTGGGTGCATGACGATGGCGGCTACTACGCAAACCAACTGAAAAGAAAGCTGGGGCTGTGATGTACGGCATCTTCCACCGTTCCTATAACCATCAGGGCGAGCTGCGATGGAGATTCATAGGCATCTATGGCCATGAAATGAGCCATACCCACGTTGAGCGATTCGGTGATGAGACCGTGGTGACTTGCAGGATAAAAAAATCGCCCAAAAGAGCCTTTACGTTCTGCAAACCACCTGCTTATTACATGTGAGGTTGAGATGGATAGAAACAGCTTAGTGGGTTTTGCAAAGGCTGCGGTAGAAGGGGCAGTCGAAATAATCGCACAAAAGGACGACGCCATAGCCGCTTGTGAACGCCAAGTAAACGAGCTGGCAGAGATAAACAAGGAGCTGCTGGAGGCTGTGAAGATGTTGCGTGAGGAGTTTGCCGGATTGCCTCATTCGCTCGGCTACTACCTAACGCATCTGCCAAAGATTGACGAGATTATCGCCAAGGCTGAGCAAAAGTGACTTACCGCATCCCCTGCCCTCACTGTGGAATAGGTA